GGTTGATCTGGTTGTTCCTGTTAATTCTAAGACCAAGCCTAATCATAAGTTTAAATGTTCAACTCCAGGTTCACAAAGTTTTAAGATCAATGGCACCACATTTTCAGGTCATCCCACCAGAACTACACTGGGTAATACTCTTTGAACTATTTGTTATGCGGAATTCTTCGGTTAAGGTCTTTCTACTTCTATAGCGGCCGGAGATGATTGCGTTATGTTCTGTGAGCGTGAACATGCGGATTTGATAGTATCTAGGATTAGATTGTATAGTTCAGATGATAGTAGTCTTCCTTGAACAGTTGGTCTCGGTTAATGTTATAAGGATGTTTTCGTATGAGAGTGGTGGGATGTTGATTTCTGTAGTAAATGGTCATTCATGACTCCTAGTGGCAAACATGTAATTTTGAGAAATCCTGAAAGAGCAGTGTTTGAAAAATAAAAATACTTCAAGAACAACGTCGACATACAGGCCCGCCCTGATCTATATGTTAAAGCTCTTCTCGATTGTTCATCCTCCGATTTGCCTCTTCCTTTCTTGAAGGATTTGTTGCGCTCTCGTCTGAGTCACTTAGTTCAAACCCCTGATCCAGAAAGAAACTTATTTGGTTCATTTGATAAAGTTTAGGTTTGACCCTTTGAGAAGACTTGGCATGTAGATATTGATCCTTGTGATATTCCCTATTTAGACTCTCTAATCAGATCCAGATTAGACTTGCCATTGTCAAGTATGGAGACTGCTTGGAGTCAAAACGTTATCATTCGATACAGGAGTTCTGGGTTGTCCCACACCCTGCCCAGTATTAATAATAACAATAATAACAACATTTGCGGAAATGAAGAAAAACAACTAGAAGAAGAAGAACTCCAAGATGTAGCAACCTTGAAAGTCTAAGAAAACAAATCCTTAGGTTACTAAGATCTAATTTATTGATTCAAAACAATCAGAGAAAGTACGACCCACCACTGCTCCGAACTTTGGTCTCCTCTAGAGGGCTAGGTATAAAGATTCTTAGGTTGGGTTTACTTGATTATCAGCTGTGGATGAATTTCAATTGCAAAAGGCTTTTCCAGGTACAAAAGCCGTGCCATTCATCGCTTAAGGGCATGCCGTCGAGACGCCAAGTAGGACTTTATAAGTCAATTATCTGTTGCCTCAACTTACAGCCACAAACGGATACGCTATTTTCTTGTACGCGCCCTTATTTTGAGCTAATTCAGCAGCCAGGACCAGCGGTTTCAACTGGTATATGAGCCACAACGCCTCTACGACTCTGAACTACACGAACACTGATGGTTAAACTATGGCTACTGTTTATGGCGGTGACTTTTCTGCTTATTCCATT